ACGTCGAAGGCGTTATATCGCCAGTATTTACATTCGGTGAAGGAAAAACTGAAGGTGGTAATTACGTTGAATTTGATAATTACTATACGGGTATTGCAGGGTTTTGTGCAATTGATCCAGCATTTCCATTGTTAACATCAATAAATTATATCAGTAAAATAAAATAATAGAACTATGTTAAAATATGATTATAATGAATTGATATATGATTTAACTCCAATAGAATTAAGAACTATTGAACATCAGGAATGGTTACAAACTTTAGCTAAACCATTAAAAACACTAAAGAATGATACAGTTATTCCTTATTATGTTGATTCAAAATATGAAATTCAACATACAGGACAAACTCTTTCATTAGAACATGTATTAAATGATTATTATGGATTACCATTTCCACAAACACATGGACATACAAGTCCTTTTATTAGTGATAGTATATATATTATTGATGCTGAACAATTTTGGTTATATGATTTATATTTATTTAATAAAGGTGCGGATGCTGGGTCTAGTTTAAACGCAACTATAAATCCATTAGATCCTTTTGATGGACAAGCATACTTATTTAATAAAAGTGAAATAGTAGTATATCCAACACGTCCAAACGATGAGAATGATATTGTTGCATTATATAATAGAGCAGAGTTTGATGGAGATCAATATGATTTTATAATAGCTGTTGATTCTACTTGGTTATCAGGAGATATGAATAAAATAAATCAAATGCATGCAATGGCTAATAAATACCATCTAGCAGGGTATTCCCATGTAATCATGACTTATACACCTGGTTCACCTGGCACATTAAATGATACACCTATATACACATTGTAACGTATTAATAATATGAAAACAGGTATAATTTAAAAACACTTAGTGGATTATTTCGACCTAAACCTAATAAAACTTGTTATGGATGGTCTATAAAGTAAACGTATTAATATAAAACAAAATAAATAAAGATATGAATAAAATAGTAAAAACAAGTAATACTGGTGGATTTCCATTATTAAATGACGATATTAGATTTTTACAAGATGAAGTAATTGGTCATGTAGAACATACGTTATGTGAAATGTCAGGCAATATATTATGGGGTATGGGATACGTAGAATCAGGCGGTAATATATTAACTTTTAATGGTGCAATGTCTTACGCAAATAAAATATATACAGTGACTAACTATTTAAATGAAGTTGGTATTATTGACGATATTTATTTAGTAGATGATATTACATATGATAGTGCAGGAGATAGAACATTTAAAGATGGGACAGTAACTTATGATATTTATGAAATAGCAGGTTGTAAATATGTTAATACAGCAGGCTCAGGAGTTCCAGTTGGTTATGCTTGGTATGTAAAGCTTGTCGATATGAATCCCGCATCAAAAAATATAGCTTCTCAACTATCATCTCCTCCATATAGTGGTTATGAAATATATAAGGAATGGATTGATAATTTATTTGGTACAGATGAAGAAAGTGCGTATACTTTTGATACTTTACTTGCTAATGATATAAGAACTAATTACGCTAATGATTTACTATTTCAAAATTCGAGTAGAGTTCAAAACGCAATAGATCATATTTTAGCTGATGATACATTAAGGAACTATCTTATAGATAATATGTTAGTGAATGCAGTTAATCAAGAAAGACTCTTTAATAAAATTAGAACAACAATCGCAGCAACTGGCACATGGTTAAATGGTTGGGCAGATGCAGTTGGGTTTGATGGATTAAAAATTAGAAAGGATGCAGATGGAACAGTTACTTTATTTGGCGGATTCCAATCAGGTACAATAGTAGATGTAAATGATCCTGTAATATGGGATAACTTATCAGCAACTTATTTACCAGCATCGGATGTACATGGTGCGGTTTTTAGAAGAGATTCTACAGATATAGAAACTTTAAAAGCAAAGGTCACATCAAGTGGAAACTTTGAAGTAATAAATGCGTCTTCTAACTCACAATATTCAATAAATTTAACTTGGAAAGTATAAGACAAAAAAAAAGGATAGCAAGTTAATGCTATCCTTAAAGAATTTCTCTATTTTGTTTCCTTAGAGGGTATGACTTATGTTATATCCTCTTTTTATTTATAGTCGCCATTACCTGTCACATTAGTTATAATCAAGCTATACGAGCTATTGCCTTGAGCTTCGAATTTGACATATGCATTGGCAGACATGTTATATACATTATCTCCTATTTTAAATTCTCTTATGCCGCCCCTTTTGTTTTTAACGGCATCTAAATCAAGTATGCGTTTGCCCTTAAAAGTTATAAAATACTTGGACATATCGCTATATTTGTTTTTTAATTCATCATATCGCTCTTTTGATACCGAAGATTCATCCTTTACTAATTTTGTTACTGTATTAGTTTTTGTAATAATCTTTGTGTCGTGCTTAATATTTTTTAAACTATCATTAACATTTTTCAAACTATCCAATTGTAATTTTAAGCTTGCCATTTCGTTTCTATTGATAGTATCTTTAACTATGTAGCTATTAATACTATTTACTTTGGTTTGTAGTCTATCAACCTTATTTAGATTGAATACACTTACTCCTAATAATGCAACTATAGATACATAAAGTATTATAGTGTGAATTGTTTTTAATCTGTTTTCTCTTTTCATTTTTTCTATTTTGTTATTATATATATTATCATTATGATTGTTAATCCTATTATAATTATTCCTGTTACTTTTTGTGTTAAATCAAATCTATCTTTTAGTTTCATATTTATTTATTTTTTATTTATGTAAAAGTAAGCAAAATTAATGTAAAATGCAAATTATTCGTTTTCGTCGTGTTCTTTTAACCAATCTAATAGTTCCTCAACACTTTCTAATTCTTTATCGTCTTCGTTTAAGTATCTCATTTTGTTTCTTTATATTATATATTCAGTTAATTTATTTTATTTAGTATAGAGCGTTTCACTTTCATATATTTTAAACGATTGTCAATATTCTTTATTTGGAAGATATAATTATTCCTTTTATAATCATCTCCACCTTCTTCATGAGCTAGTTTTCTAAGTTCCATTTTAGACTTATTTAACGTAGCTATTATAAATTTTTCATCCTCATTAAATTCAACAATGCCTTTTATATAGTGAATAGATTTATTGTAATCAAATGTACGTGAATTATGTGTTTTATAACCTCTTGATTGAGTTAGCATTATATAATACCCTTCATAATATTTCATCTCAGCTAAATCATTAGTGACTTTCAATACTTTAAATTCCCATCTATAAGGATTCAATGTAATGCTATCGTCTAATGAAAAGTTAGAGTGATGGCTTTGTTCAAACATATTTGATTCTGCATTATAGTTATATCTACTTGACATTGATTTAGATGAGCCTATGTAAGCCTCTTTTAAAGTCTTGTTGTATATTATATAGACACTTGGCTTATCTGTTAATTCCGATTTGATTTTAATATTCTTCATTTTATCGTTCTTTTATATTATATATTCAATCTTTTTCAAACTTTTTTAATTTAACCGTTTTCAATCAGCTTTTAAATGTTAAAGATAGTCAAAGTATATTAAAACGGTACTCTGACTATGTGTGTTGCGAAGTTTAAAATAAAAAATCCCTTGCTAAATTAATAACAAGGGACAAAAGTTTAATAAATAATTGTGTATTAACGAAAAATGTATTTCAATCGGATAAGTTTCTTTATATTATATATTCAGTTTATTTTATTTTTTTCAATTAGCACTTTCAATAGTTTTAATTCTGGTCTTATCTTTTTAAACTCTGTATGAGAAGAACCGTTTGCGATTAATTTCTCATATGCATCTAAATATTCAAGTAGTAATAATAATGTATCTTTTTTCATAAGCGTTCTTTATATTATATATTCAATCTTTTTTATTTTTTTACAAATGCTCAATCTTTTTTTATAATAACTTTTCCAAATAACGCCTCCTATGCTATCTACTACTACCCCTCTTGATGTAGAATGCATTATTTTATTATCGCCAATGTAGATAGCCACATGGCTTATATAGGATGTATTTCTTCCACTCGAAGATCTTTTAAAAAACAATAAATCCCCTTTGACAATGCTATCAAAGGGGACTGACTCGCCAATCTTAGACTGGCTTCTCGAATTTCTCGGTATGGATATTCCATTATCCTTATATATATGTTGTGTCAAAGAAGAACAATCTATACCATTAGATGTAGTACCTCCATATTCATATTTGGTGCCAATGTATTTAGAATTGATTTTAAAGTGCATTTCGTTTGATTTAAGAGCCTTTAAGGAACGTTTAGCATAATGTGCTGGAAATAATAAAGGTTGCTTAAACGGCGTTAAATAGCTAGAATTAAATGTGAGGAAACTTAAAAGGATTAATAATTTAGTTTTCATAGTTAATAATACGAAGTGATAGAATGGTACAGGGATAATGTGTTTGTAGATATTAATAAAGTTTAACTATGTATAAGTATAACTATATATAAGTATAAAGTAACATTATCTTCTTATGTATCACCCACTTTTAAAATAAAAACAGCTGTGGCTCAATGATACCGTGCGTTACAGCGTATTTTAGAGGGTGCAGTATATGGACAAAACAACGTGAAAAATAAATTAATAAACTTTGCTAAAATAGAAAAAATAAACAAACTAAATATATAATATAAAAAGAAACATTATGACAAGAGAAGAATTTGACGAAAAGTTATTAGACACATTTAGTGTAAGTGAGATTGCCATTATTAACACTAACATATTTTATAATGAGGATCACAAGGAATATTTTAATAAGTTCCATTCGAGAGAGTATGAATGGTGTTATGATTATTTAGTAGAACATAGAAAGTTATTAAGCTTATCTCATACTCCTAGTAAGTATAAAGATTATGCGATTAAACTAATTGAAAATGCTAAAGTGTTATATCGTCATGAAGCAAGTATGAAAGAGGACAATAAACAAAAACTATCTACAATATCAAAGTAAAATTAAAACGCTGTTAAAATATCAATTCTAACAGCGTTTTAATTATTTATAGCTATTCATACTAAATTATACTTCCATACTCTTAAATCAACTAAAACAGTGCATTTGGAATGTTTGAAAGCGTTTTATGCTCTATGTTACTATCTTTTAAGAACTCTAACAGTATTTCATTGCCATCTATCTTATCTGCTATTTTCATATTTATTTTAATTAAGTATCTGTTTAATGTTTGTCTACTTATTTTCAAGTACGTTTGCATTTCCATTTTAGATTTCTTTTCAACATATATCTTTTGAATTAAGAATTGTTCCACTCTGGTCAATTCAGTTATTATATTTTTCAATTGGTATTTATAGTCTGTTTCTATTTCGTAATCCGTATCGAAGTGAGCATCATGTATATAGCCATTCTTACGTGAATAATCAGTATTTCTTTTCTTACGAGATTTCTCCCGTCTCATGTAATCTATTATATAATTCTTGCATATAGTTGTAAAGTAAGAATGCCTTTTAGATAAATCTTTACTAGAATCGTAATTTCCTTTTGTCACTATTTTAATATACACTTCATTTATAATATCATCTGTCATGTTTACAAAGTGTGCGAATTTAGATTTTATAAATGGCGGCAGTATCGCTTGTAGTTTGTCATATATTTCAATTTCAGTCATAATCAATCCTTTTTAAGTTATATATTCACATTATTAAAAATATTTATCATAACGTAATACGTATATAATAACTAAAAATCTAACAAAAACAATGACAAAAAAGCAAAAAAAGACGTTATTCTTGGCTAATTACGCCAAATCGTTTAATAAGTCGGCATCATTAGAAAATGTGATGAGTTGGGGTTCTTACTATATATATTTAAAAGACGATAAAGATTTTGCAGAAGAAATAGAGCGATTAGAACTTGCGATGGTGCATACAGCCGAATCCAAGTACTACGAGCTATTGCATTCAGAAGATGAGAACATAGTATTTAAAGTAGCTAAAGAGGTAATAAACAGTAAATTAGGTAAGAAACATTCAAACTTAATAACAGGCGAAAACGGCTTAGTTAGTGTTGCTGGAGATAAAACTATAACATTCAAATTTGGCAACGATGTTGAAATAGAAGAAGAAGACGAAGAATAATACTAAACTATGAATTTTAAAGGGCTTACGTTACATAACAGGCAGAAAGATATAGCAGATGACATAATCAAATCATCTGCTAAATACTTTATAGTAAATGCTAGTAGGCAATCGGGTAAATCGGTATTAATGAGCCAGTTACTACTTTACTTTGGTATAAATAATTCTGACAAAGACATAGTATATATAACGCCTACTTATTCATTAGGTAAGAAGTTATTCAAAAATATATTAAAAGCAATACGTCCATCTGGAGTTGTTAAGCGCCATAACTTATCCAACTTAATAATTGAATTGATAAATGGTAGCGAGATAACATTTCTATCTGCTGAGAGTTATGACAATATTAGGGGATTGAGTTTGGATTACATATTTCTTGACGAGTTTGCATTTTTCAAAGAGGACGCGTGGGCTTCTATTAAGCCAACTGTTGCTGCTAGAAAACATGCTAAAGTTGTGATTAGCTCTACGCCTAAGGGTAAGAACTTGTTCCATGAATTAGCTAAGTTGGGCGAGTCTGAAAACGTTCGTTATGAGTATTATTACATGCACTACAGCGACAATCCTAACTACGACATAGCAGAGGTACTTGATGCAAAAAAAGTGCTCCCAGACGCAATATATAGACAAGAGTACGAAGCGGAATTCATCGATGATGGCGGAACAGTATTTAAAGGAGTCAGAGATATTCAAACGATTACTGAATGGAGCGAGCCAGAACAAAGAGTTAAATATTTTGCAGGCATTGATGTTGGTAAAAAGGATTCTACAGTATTGACAATTATGGACTATTCAGGAAAGATAGTATTTATATACAGCATTAATAATCAAAGTTATGAGAAGATTATAAGTGGTCTGCTTGAAGTATTGAACAAGTATAACCCATTGACATACATAGAAGTTAATTCAGTTGGAGACGTGTTATTTGATATGTTATCGAAAGAATATAGAGGCTTGGTAGCTTGGCATAATACAAACAAAGTAAAAACAGATATGATAGAGTTGCTTGTTAAAAATATAAGCATAAAAGATATAAGTTTGCCAACAGCTGAATTATTTCCAACATTAGACTTTGAATTAAGTGTATTTACATTTGAATATAATCCTAAAACTAGAACTATACGATATGCTGCTAGTGGAAGTTTTCATGATGATACCGTTATAAGCTTAGGACTTGCTAATCTTTGTAGAGAAGAAAATAAGTTTGTAGGCAATAGAATAAGTTATAAACCTGTTAATAAATTCGGATATTAAAAATAAAAAGTATCTGAATATATAATATAAAAAACAATGCGAACAGGTATAATATATATAGCAACTAATACCATTAATAATAAGGTTTATATAGGTCAAACTATTCAAGGATTACAAAAAAGGAAGTCGCAGCATATTAAAAATGCAGTATCTAAATGTGACAATATGTATTTCCATAAAGCAATACGTAAATATGGTAAGGATAATTTTAAATGGGAAGTATTAGTAGACTGTCCTATTAGTGATTTAAATGATCAAGAAATATATTGGATTAAATACTGGGATAGTTTTGGCAAAAGGGGTTATAACTCAACTATTGGCGGAAGTTTAGGAGCGAATGGTTTCAAAGGTAGAAAGCATAGTATTGAAACAAAGCTATTGCTAAGCATTCGATCAAAAGAAGACGGTTATGGTATGAGAGGAAAAAAACACTCTGCGCATTCAAGAAAAAAAATGTCAATACAGAAAAAAGGGAAGTTGCTATATAATGCTCATAAACAAAAGTTATCTAAGATTCGCCAAGGTATTAATAATCCTAATGCAGATAGCACTATTTATACATTTTATAACAAAGAATTAGATATTATAGAAAAATGCACTAGACTGGAATTGCAAGACAAATACGGGGTAAAATCACTAGGAGGATTATTTGCGACAAGAGTTCAAAAAACAGCTTATGGATGGAGTTTGCTTTATTAATATCTACAAACACATAATCCCTGTACCATTATCAATACGTATTACTATAAACTAAATTAAACAATATGAACTTTCTAACAATCGAGGATCTTACTTCTTTAATGAAGAAAAACGTTATTAATGATCTGACTGAAAATAATTATACATTGCTTAATCAACTAGAAGAAATGTCAGTTGGTCAAATTGATGCTAGCATAGGTTTCAAATTTGCAACTCATGCAGCTTTACAGGCCCGTAATCCTTATTTGATTATGTTGCTAATTGATGTCATGGTTTATCATTTATCAAGCCGTATGACGCACGTATCGATGCAAGAAATTGTAGATGCTAGATATGAAGATGCAAAAGCTACATTGCTTAACATTTCATCTGGTAAAATAATTCCTAATCTTCCACTCAATGCAGAGCCTGAAGAGTTTAGGTCTCAAAATTTATATATAACAGAGCCAAAACTTACGAGCTCGTATTAATAAAAAATAAAATAAGATATGGCATTAAATATATTAAAACTATTCAACAAGAAAGAAGTTGAGGCTATTCAAATAAGTGTTCCTAATAACAAATTGACTAAGAACTTTTTTGAATTCGATCACAAATATGATTATAGAATAACTGCTACAACTAAAAAATGGAGAGATAGTCTTTCATATGCTGAGGATTGGGAATCACCTAATCGTTCGGAACTATTAAAGCTTTATAAAGAATTAATACTTGACGCTACTATTCAAAACGCTGTAGATTTAAGAACACAACGACTATTGAGCGTCCCATTTAGCATTGTTAATAAGACTGACAAAGTTAATGAAAAGTCTCAAAAGATATTTGAATCGTACTGGTTTGAAAAGTATTTAAAATTCGCTATGGAATCTGTTTTTTATGGTCATTCTTTAATACAAATAGATGGCATCGTTAATGGTAATGTTTCAGATGTTACATTGATACCTAGAGAGAATGTTGTGCCTGAATTCGGTACATTTAAAAAGAATGCTTATGTGCAAGCTACGGACAGCACTGATTATATGAAGCCTAAAGTTTATAAATGGTTATGTGAAGTATATCATACGCGTAGATACTTAGGATTACTTAATGCTACTGCTCCATACCAAATAGCTAAAAAGACTGCAATGGTTGCGTGGTCTCAATTTGTAGAAGTATTTGGTTTGCCAATGGTAATAGGTAGAACTAATTCTAACATTGAGTCTGAGAAGTTGTCATTGCAAAAATTCTTACAAGACCTAAGTATCAATAGCAGAGCTGTTTTAGATAAGCAGACTGAATTGGAATTTAAAGAAACGACTCGTTCAGATGTATATCAAGTATATAAAGAATTAATGACTGCTATGAACAATGAGTTAAATTCGTTAATACTTGGAGGTACTGAATTGACAAGCGGAGGTTCTGGTGGAAGTGAAGCAAGAGCAACTGTTCATCAAGCACAGAGTAATTATAAGACTGCTGCTGATTTAAGATACATTAAAAATAACATAAACTCAGTACTAATACCTAAGTTACAAGCATTGAAAGTATTGCCTAAGGGTATAGAATTTAAATTTAATACTGATGAACTATTGACAATGGCAGAACGTATTGAAATAGATAAAGTGATACTAAGTAAATATAACCTAAGTAAAGACTATATCGAAAGAGTATATAAAGTAGAACTTGCTGAAGACGAACCCGTTATAGACCAAATGGAAGATGCTGTAAAAGACGATGAAAATAAATAATATAAATACGGGTGCTTGGGATAAGCAATTTAAAGAGATTAGTAATAATATAAATGATCTAACAGATGACATTAATGATTACTTGTTGCAATATTTCAAGCACTCGTTTGACGTAAAGGCTTTTGGGAATGAAAAGTGGAAACCTAGTAAAGACAATCCTAATACATTAGTAGATACGAAGACATTAAAGAATAGTATTAAAACAGTTAGTAAATCGCCACGCTTAATACATATTCAATCCGATACAGCTTATTCGGCAATACATAATTACGGTGGGAAGATTAAGATAACAGATAAGATGCGGAAGTTCTTTTGGGCCAAGTATTATTCCACTAGAAAAGACATGTGGAAAGGGCTGGCTCTCACAAAAAAGACACATATAACTATTCCCAAAAGAACTTATATGGGTTGGAACGATGAGTTGCGTAATAAGATAGAGGATGTAATAATAAAAGTAATAAAAGGATAAACTATGATAGCCAGCATATATACGACTCTCCAGTATTTCATTACTGAGAGAATACCAGAAATAGCTTACATATCGCTATACAATGATCAATTTAATAACCATGACAGTAATAGAGCACTACCAATGCCAGCTGTTTTGATAGAGATATTGCCTATAAACTTTGAAAACATGTTGCAACAGGTTCAATATGCAAAAGTGGATGTCAATATTCATTTCGGTACGGAGATTTATAATGGTTTCGATAGAGACGATGCTATGCAAGATTCAAGTTTAGAACATTTGGCACTATTAGATAAGCTTTATATAGGTTTAAATCGTGTCAATTCTGAAATGCTGCCCGATGAAATGAAGAACGAGTTATATATGCAAGGAGGATTTAGACGTAATAGTTTAAGTTTGAATAGATATAACTCTGTAATACATCATTCTGTTATTAACGGTAGCTTTATGATTTATGATCTCTCGGCAATTAAAACATATAACGAAATCGAGCTTAGTGATATTAAACTCAAAACATGGTACGAACCGAATCCGCCATTTGAAGGAGAGCCACAAGCAAAAGAAATAGATATAAAATAGCGGGATAGTAGCAGTTGGTAGCTCGCGAGCCTCATAAGCTCGAGGTCGGCGGTTCGAGTCCGCCTCCCGCTACAATATGCTAATATAGTTTAATTGGTAAAACCACAGATTTGTAACCTGTAGTCACTGGTTCGATCCCAGTTATTAGCTCAATTTTGGACACTTTTTTGTGTCGTAACGTATTATAAATAATTAAACAACGATAACTATGATATTTAACTATGTACTCAGCGATGAGTCAATTAATTCAAAAGGTTTCATTATATTAACATCTGGTATTGAATTGGAAAGATTCCATGCCAACCCAGTAGCACTTTTCAATCATAATATTGATAAAGTTGTTGGTCATTGGGAGAATGTTAAGATAAATGAGCAAAATAGCGAAGAATTAGTAGGGACTATAGTCTTTGATTATTCTGACCCAGAGTCACAAGCTATTATGAATAAAGTTACAAAGAATTTAATAAAGCATGTATCTATAGGTATTCAAATATTAGAGTTTTACGAGGACATAATAGACGGACAGGATATGGTAGTTGTTACAAAATCTAATCTAAAAGAAGCAAGTGTTACGCCTTTACCTGCCAATGAGAATGCTATTAAGCTGACTTACAATGGCGAAGAAGTATTTGACAACACTGCATTTTTAACAAATAAACAATTAAATAAAGAACAAGTTATGAACAGTGAATTATTAAACCTAACCAATGAAGTTAATGACTTAAAAAATCAAATTAAAGATAACGATAGCGTGTTAGTTGAATCTAATAGTGCTAAGGAGTCTTTAAAAACTGAATTAGAACTAAAAGACAAAGAAATTGCTGAATTAAAAGCAAGTGTAGATAGTCTTACACAAAAATTTGAAGATATAGCTAAAGTAGAAGCTGACCAAAAGTTCAGTGCATTACTTGATGACGCTATTGAAGATAGTAAAATTAAAGAGTCTCAAAAAGAAGATTTCCTTAAACTTACTTATGACAATGCTAAATTAATAATTGATGGTTTAGATAGTAAAAATATTAAACCTGAAGTTAAACTAACTGATGAAATTAAAAACGATTCTAAAGAAGATGTTGAAGAACATGATATTAGATGGTACGAAAAGAACGATGTTGACGCTTTAAAACTTATGTATAATGAGGATAAAGCTAAATATGACAAACTATATAACGAATTTTACAATTAAGAAGTGATGAAAAGCGGTGTTATATATAAAGTTACTAATATTATCAATGGCAAAGTGTATGTTGGTCAGACTAGGAACTCAATGGAATACCGCATGAAACAACACTTGCGATCTAAAGACAATGTATATTTTCACAGAGCCATCCGTAAATACGGAGAAGATAGTTTTAAATGGGAAGTTCTAGTAGAATGCCCTATTAAAGACTTAAATGCTCAAGAAAGTTATTGGATTAAACATTGGAATAGTTTTAGTGCAGAAGGATATAACTTGACTAATGGAGGCGATGTTACAGAAATAAGCTATGCTACAAAAATTAAAATAAGCAACTCTTTGAAAAACCATAAAGTAACTGACATCACAAGAAATAAAATAAGTATAGCTAAGACATGCACAAAGGCGTCCGATGCCACTAAAGTGAAACTATCGAAATGTAACTTAGGAGATAAAAATCCAATGTATGGCAAAACGTTTTCAACTGAACACAGACGAAAAATGTCAAACATGCAATGGAAAAAGGACTATACTATATACACGTTCTATAATAAAAAATTAAATATCACAGAAAATTGTGATAGGTACGAATTACAAACAAAATACAAAATAAATATAAACAATCTATTCAGAACAATAAAGCCTAGAAAAACTTGTAATGGATGGGAGTTAATAAATTAAATATAAATATAAATAAAAATAAATTAAAATTATGTTGAATACTACAAAATGGTTAGAAACGTTTGAATCGAATCTATACCCTGACAACACGTTCTATTTTGGAACAACGAATGATAGTGCTTATGTAAGCAACTTATCTATTATAATTCCTAACTATCAAGAAGAGATTACTACTTTTAATATGGGAGCTGCTGCTGGATCTTACCCAAGAACAGTAAAAGAACTTTCCCATACTGAGAAAGTATATTCAATGACTCAATACGGAGTAGATCCTTATATGGTTGATCCAGTTGAAGACAATGAATTCAGTTATGACAAACGATTAGCAGTAATGAATCAAGCAATTGATAAATTAAACACAGATGTTGCTAATAAAATATTATGGGAATGGACAGTTGAATCGACTGGTTCGGTAATTAGTTCTACAGGAACAGCTACACGTCTTAACCGATTTGGTAACACAGTAAAAAGAATTACATTTGCAGACATTCAAAAAATGGCTACAATGTTGAATCTTCAAAATGTTCCTGCACAAGGACGTAGACTTATTGTTGACGCATATGGTTTAGAAGATATTCAAGTAATGACAGAACTTCAAGGTTCTCCAGCATTAACACAAGAAGCATTTGCAAACGGTGCTGTAATGAGAGTTGCAGGATTTGATGTATTTATGAGAAGTGAATCAACTGGTTTCACAGGAGCGGGTGCTAAGAAAGCATTAGGAGCTGTAGATGCTGCTACTGATTTGTCAAGTGCTATTGCATTCCATCCTTCAATGGTTAGACATGCAGTTGGAACTAAATTCAACTCAGGTATTAAAATATTCTTAGGTCAAGAAGAGCCTACAGTTTATGGTAGATTATTTTCAGCTTACATACGTGTAGGTGGTTCAACTTCATATGTTGAGGCAAATAACATCACAAAAGGTATTATCACTCTTGTTGAGTCTGTATAATTAAATTAAAAAGGGTCGCAACTATTGTGACCCTCTTTATAAATAAAACAATTGAATTACGATGAATAAAAACGAATTGAACAACAAAGCGAAAGATATATTTAAAAGTAACCCTAAAGAAGATATGCTGTATTGCATTGAAGATGGTAACTTTTGGTATGCCGCTAATAAAGTATCGGCAGATGTATATTCTCGTAAATTAGGTTTAGAATTGATAACTATTTACAAAAAAGATTTAAAAGAAGATAAAGAGGTTAAACCTAAAGCTAATGCTAAAAGAGTTTCAAAACCTAAAACAACCAAGACTAAATCTAAGAAGTAGTAAATAAATATAAATATAAAAAAAATAACAATCATGAGATTACCAAATACGTATTTTACGAAAACGAGTGGTGGATTACTTAAAGAGTTGCCATCGCAAGACCCTATATCTGGATTAGTATTCTATAATGATGCAATTCCAGCGAAATGGTCTGAAAATAGTACGGGTGATTGTAATTGGACAACAGCAACAGCTTATATAGTTGGAGACATTGTATATGACTCTATTAGTAAATTATTCTATAAAGCATTGACAGCATATACATCAGATACTACAGTAGTGCTTGATGTAGCTAATGGCGATTTAGTATTAACACAAGGTGAAAATGTTAAATTGATCCGAAGACTAATTGACCTTCAAGATTTAGGTATATTAGAAGCTAGTGTGGATCACGCTGTTGAGCATTATCAAATAAGTGAGTTTTTCAGAATGAATGCAGATGGATATTTATATATTTCTATTAATCCAGTTCCAGCGAGTTGGAATTTTATTGAAGTATATAATCTACAAAACGAAGTTGATGGAGTTATTCGTCAAATAGGAGTTTTCAATACCATCGCATTTAATATTACTGAGATAACTGCATTGCAACTTATTGCTGACCAATTAGCAGTTGAATACATGCCAGTACAATTACTTTATACAGCTGATTTTAGTTCAGTTACTGATATTACAACATTAACATCATTGAGAACATTACAAGCACCAAAAGCATCGGTTATATTCGGTATGGACGGAAGCGGAGATGGATATGATTTATTTGTATCTAAAGGATATAGTGTATGCGATTTAGGAGCTAGTTTAGGAGCTATATCATTGCTATTAGTTAATGAAAGTATCGCAAGTCCAGAGTTGATAAACTTTGCATCTGCAGAACTTGATTTACCACTATTAGGAAATGGCGAAAGAGTTAAAGATCTTTCGGTTACTAAGCTTGAAGACTTATATGACAAAGGTTATTTATTTTTCAAAAAGTTCAAAGGAAATGTAGGTACTTATATAGTAGACACATTAACTTGTACTGATGAACTAAGTGACTATAGTGATATACAGCTTAATAGAACAATGGACAAAGCTATCAGAGGTGTAAGAAGTGCATTGCTTCCTAAATTACATTCTAAGATTAAAGTTTCTGATACAGGTGGAATTGACCCAGTTACAGTAAGCATATGGAACGATATTACATCTACTCCATTAAATATTATGAAAGCTGACGGAGAAATTAGCAACTTTATTGTTGAAATTGATCCTAATCAAAAAGTATTACAAACATCTACAATTGAAGTTAATGTTAGAATCCTTCCTTACGCAACTGCAAGATGGATTGATATTACAATTGGCTTTACAGCAAGCATATAACACAATAAACACAATTATATTATATTATGGGGATTAAGTATTTAGTCCCCATTTTCATAACGTATTATAGTAAACAGGTAGAGATGTTAATTAATAATAAAAACAAAAAACTATTATGGCATTATATGAAATAAAACAAGGTGAAAGTGCTTTACTTGACATAGCTATATATGACGATAATATACCTGTAGATTTAAGTTCTGCAACTGATATTAAAGTTATATTATATTCACAAGCGGTACCAGGAGTAAAATACTCATTGACAACGCAAGTAGGTTATGGAACATTGACTATCAAAGCTTCACCAGAAGAACACGTAATACAATTACAAGTTACAAGAGAAGATACAAATATACTTCCGATTGGAAAATTATATGCGTCTGTAGTAACAAAAGAAAGTGATATAGTATTAACAGACGGATTAATAAATGAATATGTAGATATCTATATAGGAAATATTAAATATGGAAACTTTGTAAAAGACGAAATATTAGCATAATAAAAATAATATAGAGTGGTATTAATTTATCACTCTTATAAAAAATAAAATAATAAAAAACTATGTATAAAATAGGAGATTTAAATATAAACGGCAAGACTTACGATTGGAGAATGATATCTATTACATTTTCAGTCAATGGAGTTGATTATACACCTACAGGAGTTACGTCATTAACATATTCACAAACAAGAGAATCGCAATGGAATTTTGGTATAGGCGGACGTGCAATATCTAAAGGATTCGGTAATACATCTGCAGAGGCTAGTATTACAATGGCAGCATTTGAATTACAGAATATCAAAGACGCAATGACTAATAATGCGGGAGATACAGGTACTTATATTCAAAATTTAGACCAGTTCACAATGCTAGTTGCTTATAATTTCGATGACGGAACTACTAAAATAGATTCAATTCAGGGCTGTAGTTTTAATACAGATGGCGGCGGAGCTGCTCAAAACGATATGTTCATACAACAAGATATCGATTTAGACCCTTCAGATATTAGATTTGGTCAAACAGTATAATTAAAATAAAATAATCCAATGTTAAACGATATAAATGTAAATAATGTAGCGTATAGTTGGAATGATATTGAAATACATTTAGGAATAATTGATCCTGCTGTTCATGCAGGATCACTTATTGGAGCATCTTTAATAGGAAATCCTCTTGTTGGAGCCGCTGTTGGAGCTGCATATAGCAATTCTAATTTTGCTAAACCATTAATAGGGGTATCATCTGTGAATTACAATACTGCTCACGATAATCAATTGGTATATTCTAGACAAGGTTTTCCAGTCGGAAGACAATATGGAAAATATGAATGCTATGGCGACATTACATTAGATTATTATGAAATGTTAGAGTTGCGTAAAATAAAGTATTCATTACCAATATCATTACCATTTGATGTTAAAATTATATATAGAAAAGATGGTGAAAACGACTTTATAGATACATTATACGGATGTAGGATAAGTTTTCCAGATAGTTTAGGGAGCGATCAAGGAGAAATGAATTTAACAGCTACATTACAATTGAATCCAGTATGGATTAACTATGGTGGAAAAATATAACAAAAAATAGAAACAAAATGAAACAAGATTTAGAGAGAATCAAACATTTGAAAGAGCTTTTTGAGCAGTTAAAAACAGAGCATAAAGACGTATTTGAATTGACAGTAGGCGACGAACCAGTTAAAGATGAGAAAGATACGAGATTATATGGGTATTTTCGTAAACCTACTTTTAACGAGTTCAGAATGATATACCCTTTAATAGTAAAAGGAGACGATCTAAGTGCTGACAAGCGTTTAGTAGAGACATGCTGGTTAGGAGGAGATCCTGAAATGATAGATATAGATAATAATTTAGATGTATTTCTTTCCATGAAGTCAGAATTATCACAACTTATTGAAATTAAATCTGCTAGCTTAAAAAAAAAGTAGATAAATATTCATTAAGTAAAAAAGAAGGTGAGGACGAGTTCTTAAAACAAGACGGACTTATTGCGTACCATTTCAATATTGACACAAGTGAAATGAGTGAAGATGAATGGGCAATGAGATGGAATCAACTTTTATGGGTGAAGGCTCAAGAATCCAAAGCATTTGAAAAGAAATAAAAAAAGGGAACAATCGGTTTAACGGTTGTTCCCTTTCTAATGGTACTCGGACTATGTGTTTTCTATATGTTCACAAGTAAAAATAAGCAAAATAAATTAGAATAGCAAATAACATCTTCAACTATTTCAATTCATAATCTTTATATCCGTGCTTTTCAAATTCTGCAATAACGGTTTCTAACATGAAGTCTTTGTCACTACTCTTAACATATAAACTATCGTGACAGCTTAGACACCATTCAGTAGAAGATACATTTTTATAAGCTTCAATGAATATGGTTGCTTCATCTTTTTGCAACGTTAAAGGAAGATATTTTTTGTCAGTGCTTTTTATTTTATTAATCTCTTTATATACAGAAGGATATGCTTGCTTAAATACATTCAATAGAGCAGCTCCGCCATTTATACCTTTATACATTACTTTTAAGAACTCAGGTTTGATATCATCTCTACTATCGAAGTATTCAATGCTTTTTTCACAAGATACTACTTTGCCGTGTTCTCTTTTCAATTTATAACTTTGGAATGCATTATGACCATTCAGCGATACATATTCTTTTAATAATTCTGTATAAATATCTTTCTTAGTAACATCTTCATAGAACGTTTTAATATTTTCATCTTCGCCGTTAGTTTTTAATAAGCGAGAAGCTAGGAAATAAGGCTGTGACGACTTTAAATCCGATTGGACTAGTGATTCTCCATTCACATAGCAAAAGCCTCTTAATTCTCTTTTAATAAGGTTAAACGTATGGAATATTCTGCCAGTTTTATTGTCTTCTACTATCACCCATTTCTTATCGTTCATATCATTTATCATTCGTTGATATGTGTTATATTTGTGAGTGGCGAATGTGATGTCTGTATCGAAATAACCTTCTGTTACTAAGTTAGATAGCCATTTTATTGCAGATGGATAATCGAATTCTATTTGGTTTAACATTTTATATGCGCCCCAATGTTTTCTATCAAACTCGCTTCTATTGTATGAGCTTTTAATTTTCTTATATAAAGTTGAATTATTAGTCATTATGTATTCTTGGATAGTAAGCTCTTCTATTTCAACATCGTTTGCGAAATTCAATGCTATCCAATAGTCTTTTGATTTTTGCCCAACTATATAACTATTATCAGTTTGAATTATACCTTTTTCTATAGATATGTCGATTATAGATTTGTAATGCCTCCAGCCTAATAAATTAGATATATACGATGCTTTTAATCTGGCTTTAATGTTTCTAAATGTTTTCTCTGGGTGAGACGTTGATTGCCTTTCTATTAGCTCATAGAACATATAGAATTTCTCTCTAGGAAGTTTCTTTGAATAATCGTTTTGAAGTAATTCATCCACTTTATTAATGAATGCTCTGCTGAATCGTGTTAATTTGTAATTTCTTTTTGACATTTTAATTTTAATTTATTTATACATCTTTTCATAATTGTTTTTTGTTTTAGATGTATAGGAGGTGGCAATGAAAGGCCAACCCCCTTGTTTTTGGACACTCAGGGATCAATCTGAATGTTTTGAAGTTCTATACTTATAATACGTTTTGAAATTAAAAAAGTTTAGTTCCTCTACATTATATATTCACTTAATTTAATTTTTTTACGTTTTTAGCAAAGTTTTTTAATTTATTTTTCATGTTGTTTTGTCCATAAACTGCACCCTCTAAAACACGCTGTAACGCACGGCATCATTGAGCCACAGCGTGTTTTTATTTTAAAAGCGGGTGATCCATAAGAAGATAATGTTACTTTATACTTATATATAGTTATACTTAGTTAAACTTTATTAATATCTACAAACACATAATCCCTATACCATTGCCAATCCGTATTACTGTTATATTGTTTAACTTAATTAATTGTTATGAAAATATTTATCCCTTTTAACACTCCTTCAAGTAAGAATAGTAAAGTATGGACTGGTAAATTTCTTGTATGGAGTAAAACAGCTCAGAAATACATCAAGGATTCAAAGCCTTATTTCGCATCTAACAAAAGTATATTTATTGATATGGTTAAAGATTTAGAAAAGCCTTATGATATTGAATTTACATTTGTAAGAAAGTCTAAACACAAGTTCGACTATCCTAATCCACTCCAAACTGTTTTAGATTTAATGGTTAAGTATGAATGGTTGGAAGATGACAACGCTGATGAAATTAGACCCTTTTTCGGCTACTACAGCTACGATAAGGAAAAACCAGGTGTATATATTGACATCTACCAAAAAGACTGCTAATAAGCTTTAAGGCAGTTTAAAACGCTAAAAACACATATATCAGGTACCATTTTAAAGCGTATTACTATTATACAATTAAAAATATATAATATGCCAAATAATACAGTGGATTTCAGGTTGCGTTTGATAGACGATCTTAGCAAAGAAATGAAGAAGACTCAAAAGATTACAGAGTCGTCTTTAAAAGGTATGTCTAAAGAACAAGTAAAACTTACTAAGAAAACACATGACTACGAAAAACAGATAGTAGATTTACGCAATGAACAACATAAAGCAAGTAAAGATCGTAAAAAGCAAATACGCGAAGAAATTAGATTACTTGGACAACTTAATAAGCAGACTAAAAAACAATTAGTAGAAGCTGGTAAACAACAACGAGTAAAAACTAAAACAACATTTGGCGATAGGATATCAGGAGGAGTGACTGCGGGCATAGGTCGAGCAGCGGGTATGTTTGGAGGAGCTGCCGCTGTTGGGGGATTAGCGATGTCTGCTTACGATATGTCTAAAGAAGTTGCTAAAGTAGAAACGTCATTAAAACGAGCGTTTCAATCTACTGGTGAAGAGCTTACTAAACAAGCATCGCAAGTTAGATTTTTATCACAAGCTTACGATGAAGACTATAAACAAGTTGTTCAATCTGCAAACGCATTATCTAAAGAAATGGGCATTAGTGGAACAGAAGCATTGAAACTTATTGAACAAGGTTTTCAAAAAGGTGCGAATGAATCTGGTGAGTTCCTTGATATGTTAAAAGAATATCCAACTCAATTAAAAGAAGTTGGTTTAAATGCAGAGGAATCAATCGCATTAATGACTCAACAAGTACAAGAAGGTATTTATTCCGATAAAGGTGTTGATGCAATTAAAGAGGCTGGTTTAAGACTGAAAGCAAATAATAAAGCAACAAAAACAGCATTAGGATATTTAAAGAAGCAAACGCAGGATGAAATAAAATTGCAAATTGCAAAAGGAGATACGTTCAAGGCTATACAGTTAATATCTAAAGGGTTAAAAGATACTTCGTTATCTGCAGAACAAACACAGGCATTAATAAGTGATGTATTTGGCGGACCAGGTGAAGATGCTGGATTAAGATATTTAAAAACATTAGGGGATATTAATCTTGAATTGGCAGATGTTCCAGATAACATGTCGGATGCTGAAAAGGCTCAAAAAAGTTTGACAAAGGAATGGACTAGTTTTACAACTGGAATAGTATCTGGTAAGGGTTCTTTAGGTGAATTTTTTACAGTTTTAACCAAAGGCATCGCATCTGCAATGAGTAGCATTAATATCGCAATGGGAACTGGAGCTAGTTTCTATAGAGATGTTGCTGGTAGAGTTAAAGTAAAAGGAGCAGGCGTTGTAAAAGGTGAATTAGAAACAGAGCGTAAACAATTAAGGAAAGAAGTTTTTGAAAGTCGAGAAAAATATGGAGCACTGTTAAAACATACTGGCGGTGTTACATTAGAGGATGCAGCTAAATTAGCTAAAATAGAAAGTCTTACAAAAGCTATTGATAAATTTACTGAAAAAGGTATTAGTGCTAAAAAAGCAGGACTATTATCTACATTAGGTTTACCAACAATCGAAGGTGTATCAGAAAAAGATAAAGTAATAGATAAAACTGGTAAACCAGGTAAACCAAAAATTACTAAAGCAGAAGCAGATAGCTTGACTAAAATATCCACACAACGTTCTGTTAAATCATTGACTATTAATATGGAAGCATTGGTAGTAAATAAAGACGGAGGGTCATTGATAAGCACTACTAATATTACAGAAAGTATGTCAGAAATAGAACGTAAAATATATGATGTGTTGAGTAATGTTATAAACAGTGGTTCGCAACAAATATTTGCATAACAAAATAAAAATAAAACTATGAGTAAATTTAATGAAGTATTTAATGAGTTTTATGGTAATGTTGCTACTAACTCGCAATACGAAACATATAGACAAGTTAGAAATACAGACTATAATCAATTAATACAAGATGTAGATAAATTTAAAATGAGTGATCTTGGTACACCTGTTTTAGATTATGTTGAATTGATATTAGAAAAAGATATTTGGGTTAAAAAGAAACCTGTAAGAGAAGCAGCATATACATCTAATAAAGCTAAAAAATTCATAAAAGAAGCAGGTAGAAAAATGTATAATCAAACTTTAGATAATTCTATTAATCCATTAGCATTGCATATAAATAATGTAGAAGTAGTTGTCACACAAGCATCTAATATAATAAGAACATCTATAAATGGAATGCAAGGTACATTTAAAGAGCTGTATTCAAAAGGCGATTATAATATAAGTTTAACTGGTCAATTGACTGGATTAACTTCTTTACAAGATGATATGAAGAATCTTAATAACTTTAAACGCATATATGAAAATACATTGAATGATAAAATATTAATCCGTTCAAGATTTATTAATGGCTTTGGTATTGAAAACGTTGTGATAGGCGACTATAGTATGAGCTTAAATAAAGAATATAGCAATGTTATTGATTTTACGATAACACTAGAATCGGATAAAGAGTTAGAAATAATAACTAAAATAATATAGCACAATGAAAGATATGTCAATTAGAATTAATGTATTGAAACTTGAAGATGTTACGTCTACGAGACAGGCAAAGTATGTAGGGAATTACGTATCAAGTTCTTATGACTATGCTCAACCATTGGAACAGAAAAAAGAATTAACTCAATATCAAATTAAAGGAGTAGGTTCTTGTGAAATTAGCGATACTTATGAGAATATGACACAAATTGCAAGTTTTAAAATACCTATGAAAGATACAGTAGTGTTTAGAGACATTGTAGATGGTCAAGGTAATTTTTTGAAAGGCTATTTAATGTTTAAGAATGGTGTAAGACTTTATATTGGAAATCAAGTAATGATAGACATGGGGTATGATAAGCACTGGCAAACACGTTTTATAGGCTATATAAGCTCATTTAAAGAGGAAAAAGATTATATGGTTATCAATTTAGAAGATTCTATGTACATGCTTAAAAGAGCTATATCAATGCAAAAGAATTTTCCTAAAAAGGTTGACGCAAATACATTTGAGTATACAGATAAATACAACGGTAAAGATTTCAATTTAATACATTTGGTTTATTGGATGCTCAATACTTTATATATGGACGGTATTGAGAATGATCGACATTTCTTAGTCCCTAAAACAAGATCTTACGATACAGAATTGGGTAAAGTTGTTATGCAAAATGCATTGACGCCTGGTGAAATAATGAGGTACTATCTTAAAAAGACATATGGTATGAAAGTTTTTTTTAGAAATGAATATGTAGAAAGCAATAGGAATATAAATGATTACAACTACTTAATGGAGCCAGTTCTTTATATTGGATGGGCAAATTGGAATGGGTTAAATCACATTGAATATGATATAGCCAATGACGAGCTTGACAGTTTGCCAGAATCTAAATTAAATACTTATAGCGATATATATAAATTCATGCATCCTTATAATAAAAAATATATGCAGGATACTGGAGATAAATATAATCCTATAATAGAAAATAATCTGGAATGGTATAACACTAATAAAGATAATATTAAGATAACTGCATCTAGTTTTAATTCTTCTAAGCAAGAAACTATAAAAGTAATATATCAATATGGTAAATATCATACTGCTAATAAAGCCGCTAAAGATGCTGAGAAACGTGAAAAGAAAACTAATGCAATTTCAGGCACTGTTATAAAAGATAGTAATAATTTACAAACATTTAATGAAATAACATTGAATTATCCTAATCTAAATGGGGTTGAATTAAAGCAAAAGGTATCTGAATACTATACTAATTATCCTCAATCGGGATTAAGAGGTAATTTCGTTGCTTTGGGAGAACCTTATGTTAGACAAGGCGATAAAGTTCAATTGAGGATTGATCAAAGTAGAAATCCAAATGTAACAAATATAATATCTGATACTAAGAATGATTATTTACAATTCATAACGTATTATGTGAAACGGGTGGACACTTCATTTACAATGGATGGAGGAATCAGGCAGCGCATTGAAATTGATAAAATAGCATAAGTAAAAAAGATATATGAATTATTCAGATCAAATAGGAGAGTTATTAAATAAGATAAATGCGCCTGCTAGCCCATATCAAAAGCGAGCTCAGATATGCAGGGTAAGGACATATGGAACATTTGATAATGGGGATGAGAATCAATTGCTATATAATGTAGAACCTGTTGATAATGTAAATTACAATAGCAACACTGCATATAAGGAGAATTTTGAGAGTGCAGGAGCAAATAAAGGCAAAGGCATTCGACCATTGGAACAAGTAATGACTAGCCCTGAATTACAGAAATCTATGAATAACTGGATTTTCAATGTTACTATAAACGCTAATCCGTCTAATAACGTGCAGAATATTCAAATAGGCATGTTCATGTTACCTAAGATTGATTCATATGTTGTTATTGAATGGTTTAACGATACAGATGCATATATTTCTTTAACATCTGAGATATCTAAAATAAAGATTACAAATGAGAAAAATGACACAGTTGAATTTACACCAGAAAGTGCGTTTAAAGTAGGCATAACATCCGAAGAAGTTGAGTTGATTGTATCAAATGTTATCAGCTTGAAAAATAAAGACAATGTGATAGAAGTTAAAGAAGACGCTATAGATATTAAAGCTAAAAATATAAATTCAGATCTTAATATTGAAAGCAATAAAAGAACTACTATTCATAGTAATACATTCTCAAGCCTGAGTTCAGGGGATACTATATTGAAAGCTGCTAGTTTCGATATGGAAGCAAGCGGAACTGGACGATACTCAATTAAAAATGGGTTGACGTCTTTGTTTAGTATTCATGCATATACAATTAGTTCGCTTAACGCTGCTATCCAGGCATTGCTAAGTATAGACACTGCGTTAAATGCTTTAGGAGCAGCGGATCCTAACAGGACTGCTAATATAGCATACGCACTGGGTAGCAATAACTCTGCTGCTACGGATTTACCAAAATTACTAAAATAAAAAACATCATCATGAATTACGATATAAGAACAGACATAGATAACCAAGAAGATCCTTTTGAACTAATGTTTAATGACGGTGATTTTCAGATTTATCAATCAGACGAACAAATAGTTAGATTGACATTATTATCTGGAAAAGGAAATTGGAAACAAGAACCGTTGATAGGTGCAGAATTAATAAATCTTTTACATCAGTCGTCAAGAAATGATTATTCTAATATAGTTGCGACTGAACTAGAAAAGGTTGGTTATAAGTTGATTAGCTTTAGTCCTGGTGAAACATTGGGCGACTATAATTTGGACGTGGAAGAACTTTAAAATAAAAAATATATAATGGCAGTATCAGTAAATATAAATACTAATGACGTAATTTCATCTTATTCAAATGAGATAATAGCTAAACGTTTTGAAAATCAAACACCTTTTGACTTTGCATTGACATATTTAGAGTATATTGAAGACATGTTTGAATTTTATAAGCAATTTAACATGGGAGATTACAACGATTTTTATAATGCTCAAGAATATAGAATAGTTAAATATATAAACCCTTTAGTATTAAATGGTTATATTGCTGCTACTAAAACAGAAAATATATAAAAACAAATAGAAATGGCAATATCAATAAATATCAATAGCAATAATAGCGTAAGTTCTTATTCAAATGAGATAATAGCTAGACGTTTTGAAAGTCAAACACCACTTGATTTTGCATTGACGTATTTAGAAAGAATTGAAGATATGTTTAAGTTTTATAGGCAATTTAAAATAGAGCAATACAATGACTTTTATGACGTTCAAGAATATAGAATAACTAATTATATAAACCCATTGAGTAAAGAAGGATATATAGCTGCTACTAAAACAGATTATCTTGAATTATTTCCAAGTGATTTCAATTCGGATTGGAGTGATGACTTCTTTTAAAATATTACATGGGCAAAAACCCGAAACGTATTAATAATATAAAACAGTAATAAAAATGATAGAACAATATATACACGAAAATACAGATTTATATGGCGGATTATTGCCCTTTAAATTTGATTATATGTTAGTTACAAGTTTTGATGCTAGTGATAATCCTTTAATAGTAGAGTTCTACCAAAATGGATTAGAAGCCGAATCAAGATTGGTTACAACATTAACACTTACATACAATATTAATGGAGCAAAAGAATCTGTAAAAGCAGAGCAGCATATACCGTATATTGAAAGAACCCAAAATATAAGATAGATTATGGCTATAAAAACAAAAATAGAACTTAGAAACGAGAATGATACATCTATTACTGCAAATGGCAGTAAAGAAAATACTGGTGAAAGAGTTCATGACTTAGTTGAAAATATTATTGATAGTTATGTTAATGAAAATGATTATGCACCTTATTATGATGCAACAGTGGGAACTGGTGGAGATTATTCAACAATACAACTAGCTTTAGCTGATGGCAAATATGTTTTAAAGATAATATCTGATATAACAGAAACAGTCGATTGGGGAAGTCATACTAAAGACATTGTATTAATTGCTGATGAAATACGAACAATTAATGTAAGTGTATCTAATACAAGTGCATTAACAATTAAAGGTAATAATATTATTTTTGCAGTAACAGGGACTAATCAAATATTTAACGGAGGGTCGTTGATATGCGATTATGTCAAAATCACTGGAGATAGCGATGCTAATATCTTTTCTAATGGTATGGATATATCAGGACGTAAATTAGAAGTAGACTTAGGAACTAACTCGCTTAGCACTAGCTATATCAATAATATGAATCATCTGAAAATAACTGGTGGTTCGACAGCTAACCCTTTAGTATTTATACTGAATGGTGTAATAGGTTATTTAGAAACGTATGGGCAGTTTGGAACAAACTCTACTCAAGGCGGTTTAAGGCTTTCGAATTGCACAATTAATCAAGTGAATTGTAATAACGATGGAGCTATTTTTGTAGCACAGGGTGAGAATGTCAATATTAATGGAAGTGTTGGCAAAGGGATGATTATATACCCTCGCTCAAATTGGAACTTTAGGAATTGTAATATAGAAATATTGCAGGAGTATGCAAATTCTAGTGTTCTAGTTGAAAACTGCACAGTTGAACGATTCCCTACAGGTAAATTATTTTTTAAATCATTCAGAGGCAACACAGTAATTGATCCAACTAACTTATTCACAGGAACTAGAGAAGGGAATTTCTCACATAATACATACAATGATAGTTTTACTATATATGTAAGTAATATCAGTTTATTAAATCCAACTGTTGCTTCGGGAACAATAACAGTAGACGCAACAGCAGATAAAACAACAATAATAGGAGCAAGAACATTAACAAGTATAGTAAATAACGGAACAAACACGACCTTATTAGGTAATGTATTAGTATAAAATAAAAATAAAGATTATGCAATTAAACAACATTAACGGTAAATCTATTAAATTAGATAAGATAGATATATTACAAAATAGAATAGTGTATTCAATATATGAGTATGGAACAAAAGAACCTAAAGTAGTGATTGCTTATAAATTTAAGGATATACAACTAAAGGATTATTTAAATCAAACAGTTAATTATGAAGAACTATGCTATACTAATTTAGCATTAGAAAATGAAACTGATTATGTTATAAGTGAGGATATTCAAAATTGGACAATATCTATTGGTTTAGATGGGGATAATACAGTAATTAGAGTATATCTACCACAAGCATTATTAAATGAACATATCTTCTCAGGTAGTGATTTAGATTTATTAATTGAATCAATGAAACATTTAACAGAGTTTAAACAAGTTCTTGGAAAAGGTTCTATGCAGTATTTAGTAACATTAGACCCAAGTGCAAGACTTGTATTAGAAAAATATGAAGGCATTATAATTGAAAATAAAATATAAGATATGAGTGAATTAAGTTTAATACAAGCAAATAAAGTAAGAATTGAGCTAGACCACGCCGATGCTGTTGAAGGTTTTGAAATTATCGATAGTAATGGTATTGTGATAATGAAAATAACTGCGGACAGACAACTGATTTGTAACGAAAGTATGTCTATTACAACGACTGCAGGTCTAATTGCATTAAATCCTACAACAATCACAACGTCAAGTAAAGATATTAAATTTGTTAGTGGATATGGCATGGTATTTAACAATGCTAAAATAACTAATTTACTTTCAACAAACGCAGAAGGTTTTAAATTAACAGGTTACAGCTTGTATGGAGATACCCCTTACGCGCAACTATCACAAATAGGAACATTTAGCTTAAATACAACTAATACTCTTTCTTTGCTACAATTAAATAACCCATCAAATATAGGAAGTTCTGCAACTGGTAGTTACTTACCTATGCTAACAACATCAGGCAGTGATATAGTAAGTCGTCTTGCAGCTTCGTCATTAGATTTAAGAACGGTTTTTACAGGTGGAGATAAAATAGACATACAAGGCGAACCGTCCGATTATTTTATAGAATCAGTAAATGAAACTAATATCGTTATTGATACTAATTGCACAAATACAACGAGTGCAAGCGGTGCAGTGACTAAATTTTCAACAGATTCAGATAACCCAACATATGGCAACGTGTTTAATATCAAGCGTAATGGATTTTTAAAATTGTGTCAAGCGACAGAAACAGATAAAACTGCAAAGGAGCGATTAGATGTATCAGAAACAACCAAAACACAAGGTCGTAGAAAAGAGTTGTCGACTAAAATAAATGATTACATAGTTACTAAATCAGATGAAAGGATATTATTAAATGGATTAAGTAATACTGTAACTATAACATTGCCTACAATTGATAGTTCAAATCACGGACAAGTATATTGGTTTAAGGCTAAAGATATAACAAATACATTAACTATAAATACAGATGGAACTGATTTAATTGACGAAACTGGTATTAATAACTTTGTGTTTACAACTTTAAATGAAAAAATAGAATTGCAGGCAGATAATGACAATAGTGAATGGATAATAATATAAAATAACAATATGAAAAAACACGAAGATATAAGTGGCAAAATACTAGCATTAGATATGGCTGGATTAATTGGTTCTAAAGTTCCCGCTAATGTAGCCACATCAAGCACATTATCAACAGGAATAACAGAATTGCCAACTTTAACTGATAATTTAGATGGTTCAATTGATTTAACTAGTTGTAAAGCAAATGTTTATACAACAACTGATTTTACAGGAGTATTAAGAAGTTATGATATACCAGCATTGGCAAATATTATATTAACAGATGAAGTTATAAATTACATTGTAGTAGATTATAACTCAGGTAATCCTATATTTGTTAATACTACTAATGTAGAAATAATAAATGAATCTGATGTTATACCTGTATTTACAATATTTAGAACAGGAACATCATTAGTTTATTTGAATTGGGATCATCTTGGTATTGGCTTATCAAATAAACTTCATCAACGATTGGTTAAGACAGATAGATTTGCTTATCAAAGTGGATTGATGTTAAGTGAAAAGAATATAAGAGAAATAGCTATAACATCAGGTAGAACTTGGTATGGAGCAGTTGCTAATACGCATGATGCTTATGATAGTGCAATTGATGATTTACTATTTTGGTATCCAGTTGCAGGCGTATGGAATAAAACACTTGTAACACAATATAATAATACACAATATAGTGACGGTAGTAATTTACAAACAATGTTACCAAATAAATATGTTGTTAATTGGGTATATAGAACAGAGTCTGATAATAAAGTATCAGGTTATGTTGTGGGAGAGCAATATAATAAATTAAGTGAAGCAGAAACATCACAAATTCCTGAAATTCCAGATGGTATGAAAAATTTAGGGATATTAGTAGGACGTATAATTGTTCTAACAGGTGAAGATACTGGTATTGTTCAGAGTTCGTTTGATATTCATTTTGCTGGTAGCGGTATTGTAAGCCATAGTGATTTAACTAATTTAACAGCTGATGATCATCTTCAATATGTTATTAATGATGGCAGTAGAGGTCAACAAGAAATTAAAGATTCAGTAAAAATTGGTGATATTGTTGGTGGAAATTATACAGAAATTGAACCAGATGGAACAATTATAACTAGAGGTGATGGTAAAGTATGGGACGATGTAGTTGGTAGTTTAATAGCAAGACGTTTAACATCAACTGTTGGTAGATTAAATTATAACTATGAAGAAAATAGCATTACCATGCAAAATAACGGAGACCCTGCTGATAAAGATGATAGATTAATATTTAACTACCAATATCCACATGCAGCTGTTCAAACAGATGCTACTTTAGGGACTCAAGCAGTTCAACGATTACATATTCATTGGGAGCAAGTATCAACAAATAGAATAGAATGGCAAACTGATTATAGGTATCAAATAAATGGACAACCTAAAAATACAACATGGACTACTGTAACTGCTAATAGTGTAGATGATTCTGCATTTTCATATGTGAGTGGCACATTAAATCAAATAACAGCATTAGCAGAAGTATTAATACCAGCTAATTCATTATCAGCAACAGTTCAATATAGATTAACTAGAATTGATACAACGACAGGTGATATTGAAGCTGTATTTGTTGATGCACACGTTCAATTTGATAGCGATGGAAGTAGACAAGAATATACAAAATAATACAAGATGAAAGAAGGTGATATAATATTCGTAACAAGAAGGCATGATAATGACTTTAGAGGTTTTATTTCTAAAGGCATTGCAGTTTTAACTAAGCATAAAGGACAAGACATTGAAGATGTTAAAGTTCATTCAGCAATTATATATAAAAGTAAAGGTGTTTTAATGGTTCGAGATATGGATAAGCATGGAGATGAACATTATACATTAAAGAAATATACTGAATTATTCCATGATAGAATGGAAATAGTAAATATGAATCATAATGCAAGTCAAGAAAAGATAGTATGGTTTAATAATAATTGTATGAATAATAAAGTTAAATATGATTATGTTAATACTTTTGTCTTTCAATTGGTTAAATCACTAACTAAAAAATTCATAGGTAAACAAAGTGTATATCATAGAATGTGCGCTGAAGATGTTCAACGACAATATAACATTTTAGATGATGTATTTAAAACGCCCGAATACACTAACCCAAATGAATTATATAAAATAGTTAAAAAATAATGGCTACTAGAAATAATATTAATTGGAATAAGTTTGTTAGCCATATCTCTTGGGCTATATTTTTACTCTACAATTTGAAACGTATCAGACGTAAACGTATTATAATAAAGAAATTTAAGAAATGATATTATTACAAATACCAACGATACCAGATAACTTACAAATTGATTCATTAACAGGATGGACATTAGTAGTTGTAATTGCTATGTATTTAATATACAGTTTGACAGATAAGTACATGGCTAAAAGAAAAACTGCTTCAACATTTAATATGATTTTAGATCGTTTAGAAGAACAATCAAAAATTAATAGAGAAACAATGAAGTATCTAAAAACGATATCTTTAGAATACTCTGATGAATTAACAGAAGAACAATATAGAATTTACACAACTAAGTTTTTTGTCACTGCTAAATGTAAAATAAATCATAAAGTAAGAAATATAATAGAAGAAAATAATATAAAAGGTAATGAGGATAAAGTGACAAGTAAGGTTAAAAACTTTATTAAAACACTTTATATATCTGATGAAATTGAAATGAGAAGTTTTAAATTTAATGGAATATTATTATCTGATTATATGAAGTCAGAATGGATTGAAACTTTAACTACTGGTATTATTGATTGTATTTATACAACTAAGGATGAATCAGAAAGAATCAAATCGACACAATATTTTGTAAGTCAAGAGTTTACAAATATATTAAATCATTACTTAAACAAAATAAAATAAAGATATGGCAAGATCAGTTGACACTCTGTTTCAATTAATGCAAACAGAAAAGAATACAATGTCTTATATAAAAGATAAGTTGACAAATCCAGATGGAACAACAACTATTAAGACAGAGCAAGAGTTACTTACTGAATTACAATCGACTAACCCAGTAGGTATTTGGAGACTTTGGCAGTTTTTAACAGCTGTTGAAATGAATTTCCTTGAACAAAATTGGGATGAGATTAGAACTGAAATTGAAGATATTAAAGCTAGTGCATTCATTGGTGGTAAAGAATGGTGGGTAGAAAAATGTGAGGAATGGCAAAACGGAGACTTTGTAATAATTGATCCAGATAACTATTCTATTCATTATGATATTATAGATGAAAATAAACAATTAATTAAACATGCAACTATTAGTGAAATTGGAGGCAAAGTAATATTAAAAGTTCAAAAAGAATATGAAACACCTATTAATTTATTATCAACAGCTGAATTAGAATCATTTACAAGTTATGTTAATAAAGTAAAATTTGCAGGAACAAGAATAAATATATGGAACTTTAATCCTGATTTATTACATTTGGAATACACAATATATTACGATCCATTAATAAATATATCTACTATAACAACAAATGTAGAAAAAGTCATTGGGGATTATATACAAAACTTACCATTTGATAGTGAATTTAGTAAAACAGAATTGACAAACTTATTACAAGACGTCGAAGGCGTTATATCGCCAGTATTTACATTCGGTGAAGGAAAAACTGAAGGTGGTAATTACGTTGAATTTGATAATTACTATACGGGTATTGCAGGGTTTTGTGCAATTG